TCTCTGACACCACTGGAACAGGCCCTATCCTGGCATGACGCTGGGGTAGGGCCTCCGTTCGAGGCACAACATGACAATCACCGTTGGAGACGTAGGACGCCACTTGGCATTCAACCTTGGGGGGGAACTGCCTCCTGCGCTACCGCTGATTGACTTGGTGAATCAGGCTGGTCAGTACCTGATCTCCAGCCACTACTGGAAGTGGCGACAGAAGGTTGAGATGCACCTGGATCTCAGGGGCAGCATCAGCATCACTGGTGCCACGATTTCCAGCACTACGCTGACGGTGGCTAACAGCGAGCTTGATGACTACACCCGCGTCACTGGCGACAGGATTGAACTCACGGCTGGCACCAGCGTCACCTCTGACTTCTACGAGATCGTCAACCATAGTGGTGATGTCCTGACGCTGGATAGCGCCCCTGGCAATGCCACGGCTGACGCTGTTGGCACCATCGACACGAACACCGTAGCGTTCCCCTCCGACTTCAAGAGGGTTGTTCCTGGCAGCGCCATCTCAGACTCGGATGCAATCATCCACGGTCTTGAGTTCGTGTCGCTCGACCGGCTGAACACGCTGCGAACCAATGAGGTCGATGTGACCTCTTATGGCAACTTCTATGGTGCCATCGTCCACGCGGGCCCTACAGGCAGCCCCAACTACGAGCCTGTAACACCGCTGCTTGCCATCTACCCAACCCCTAGCGCCAATGAGCGTGACGCCTTCACCGGCTTCTATGAAGCTGGCTGGGCTGAGGTGACGGATGACAACGACCCGCTGACGCTGCTCGACGCGCTTGAAGGCCCGTTCTTCACGCTGTGTGAGCACTGGGCTCGCGCTCGCGTTGAGTCGGACGAGGCAGGCATGGCACAGCGCCTTGCTGAGTTTGAGCAGGACGTATCACTCATCGCTGCCAAGCGTGTCGATGGCGGCAGGCAACCCACCTACGGCATCATGCGTGGTGGCGCAGGATCCATTCGACGCCACGGCCAGCACGCATCGGTGCCTAGCCGCTTCACCGTAAACGCACCTAGCTAATCATGACAAGTCACATCGGATACGGGTCTTTCATTTCAGCCCCCATCACCGCGATGGCTACAACTTCGCTAGCGACTAGCGGAAAATGCGTTGTGGACAAGGTTTTTGTCAACGATGTTGTGACGGGCGTGCTTGACATCGACATTCAGAATGCTGCTGGAACCTCAGTGTTCAAGTGGACACAGGTGGACCTTAGCCCTGCTGATGCCCAGCGGAACGGCCTGTCATGCGGGCCGCTTGGGTTTGCCGTCTCTGACGGGCTACAAATCGTGACCTCTGCGTTGGTTGGAACGCTCAGCATCTCCATCGGATACCGTTCAGGGCTAAACTAATGCGAATCCCTGGAGGCTCACCCGGCTATGGCTCTCAAGTCACAATCCTGACCGGGACCGATGTTGACGAGATCATCGTTCCCGCTGGAACCAGATGCGTCTTTGATGGTCTCGTCTATCCGGGCGGGACACAGGACAACGCAAAACTCAAGGTTACGATGCGCACAGTAGGATTCGCCCCCCTGCTTAGCCAGAACGTGAACGGGTTTTCACAGGCAAACATGCGCAAGGGCACCACCGACAATACAGATGCGTCATCGGTTGGTCGTGCTGGAATTGCGTCAAACGACGGCCTGCGAATCATCAAAGAGGCTGGCAGCTTGGGCTGCATTGTTGGAGTCCTGTACAGGATTGGAATGCCTTGACCATCCGCGACTTCCCCATCACCTTCCCGCTGCGAGGGCTGTCAGAGAACGTCTCCTACGACGGTCAGCCCCCTAGCACCACCAGGAGTGGGAAGAACGTGCGGTCGATGGACTGCCGCACGGGTCGCGTCCGTGGCGCTCAGCGCCCTGGTACAAGCAAGTGGATTGACGCTGTGGTGTCAGGCGCGGGCAACCCTGTCATCGACCTGAACCAGCTTGTCACCGATGACAGGCAACTCACCTACTCGGTGTCTGCCACAGGAGGACTACCGCCCAACATCGAGACGGTGTGGGAGGTTGCTGTTCCTGGCCCTGCGTCAACAAGCCTGTATGGCACAGGGTTAGGAAACCCCATCTTTGACGCCGAGACAGGGAGTGATGGCAACGTCTACTGCGTCGGGCTGAACAACGCTTTCTTCATCCTCAGCCCTAGTGGCGCGATACTTCAGAACGTCAGCGTCCCTGTTATCTCAGGCGACCTGCGCCGCATCACCGTTGATGACCTGCTGAACGTCTACGTCAGCATCGCCGCTGGTGGCACGCAGGCTGACGCTAGGGTGTGGAAGTACAAGCCCAACCTCAGCACTGGCATCTACGAGTTGGACTGGACGCTCTCACTGGTGAAGGCGACCTCTACCGGCGCAGGTACGACCGTTTGCTATGGCACCTTCCTGCACGCTAGGGGTGGAGACCTCTATGTGGCCGTGCAGGACGAGACAGCCAGCGAGGGTGAGGTCCATGTCTACACTGGCATTTCCGCCTCTGCGGCACCGGCCTCCGCCAGCGTGTCCTTTGGCCTCCTCAATCAGCCCGGTGGGTATGACGAGCACCCTAGATGCCTCGCCGTAAACGAGCAGGGCGACATCTTCGTCACATGGCATGAGAACGTGGGCGCTGGGACTGACAATCAGGGAATCAGCAAGTTCAACGCTAACGGCGATTTGCTGGCAGGGGTTTCCACAAAAGATGTCTCAGGTATCGGCAGCGGCACCGGGACTGGTGGCATGGGGATGGCTATTGCGCTAACCGCTGACGGCAACTTCTACACGATGGGTGAGAAGTTCTCTGGTGGGGATTCGGCATACGTCCGCTACTGGTCAGACATCGGAACCACAACGCCGACAACGGGTAACGACTTCACCGCTGTATGGGCCAACACAGACAGTGGAGCGTTCGCCCTCTTGCTCAACGTCGAGCACTACCTGCGCATCGCTGTAGATTCCAGCGATAACGTCTATGTGCCGTGGCCTACATATGTAAGCCCTGGAGAAATCAGGGTGCTGGACACTGGTGGCAACGAACTCGCGCTGATAACCACCGGGGACACCGCCGAGGCGTTGGCGACAACGTGCATCGTGCTCAGCAACGTGAGGCCCGACTATGGCGATGACGCGGTTCTTGTGGACGAGTTCCTCTATGCGTTCGGCGTCTACAAGTCATACGACATCTCTGGGAGTGGGCCTTCCGCTCACACGGCGATTGCTAGCTCAACCAACACATCGCCCATCGTCGTCACCCTCTCCCTGGCAAACCAGTTCGTTGAAGGGGATGACGTTTTCGTTGACGCCCACCTAGTGAACACGGCGGCTAACGGACGGTGGAAGGTGGGCACCGTCACCAGCACCACCGTCTTCGAGCTTGCTGGTAGCCACGGTAACGGTATCGGGATAAATACCGGGGACGCCTATCCGCTAGCCGCTGGCTTCAAAGCGCGGCTCCTTGATGTCACCGTCACCAGCGGCTCTCACAGGACGCACAAGACGTTCGCGGTAGCCAACGGCAATATCATGGAGGGTGACGCTGGCGCTGGCACCTGGACCGCTGTGAGCGGCGGTGCGGCAGCGCTAGACAGCACGGGCGAGTTCATCCAGAGCACCTCGCTGTTTGGCAATATGTTCTGGGTGGATGGCAAGGTTGCCAAGACCTACTCGGACAAGACCGATGTTGTCACCGACTTCATCGCCACGGCTGGTGAGGTGCCTGAGCGCTGCAAGCTGATCTCCACCTATCGCGGCAGGCTGGTGATGGCACGCCCTGCTGATGATGGCTCTGACTGGTTCATGTCGAAGATCGGGGACCCCTTCAACTGGGACTTCGGTAATGCCATCGTGACGCAGAGCGTGCGGTCAGCGGTGGTGGGCTCTAGTTCTGACGCTGGCAAGGTGCAGGACATCATCAACGGGCTGATCCCGTGGAACGACGACCTGTTCTTCTTCATGGGCGACCACACCATCTGGCGTCTGACGGGCGACCCCCTTTCAGCATCCGGTGAGATCGACAACGTATCCCAGACGATTGGGATGGCGTTTGGCGCGAGTTGGGCGCGAGACCCTAATGGCATCCTCTACTTCTTCAGCACCGAGGGCGGCGTCTACAGGATGCCCCCCACCGGGTTGCCGGAGCGCATCTCCGTGCAATGGATCGAGCGCAGGCTGTCTGACGTAGACCTGACTGCTAGGAACGCCAGGCTCCAGTGGGACTACCGGCGCGAGGGGCTGCAAATCTTCCTGACTGCGAGGACGGGCACCAGCACCGCCGCGCAGGAGCACTACTTCTGGGAACAGAAGACAGGATCCTGGTGGCCTGAAGATCGCGCTGCCACGGCTGGGTCAGCACCCACCAGGCCGCATGAGCCGCGCTCAGTGATGTCGCTGGATGGCGATAGCCCGGATGACCGCCGCTTCCTTATCGGCTGTGAGGATGGCTACGTCAGGTTCGTTGATGAGGACCAGCGTGATGACGATGGCACCGCTATCAACAGCACGGTGCTGCTTGGCCCCTTCACAGCAAAGGGCTTTGAGCGTCAGATCAGGATGATCTCGATGCGTGTGACGCTGGCCTCCAACGAGGGCGGCTGCAACTGGAAACTGTACGCCACTGATGAGGCTGGGGTGCTGGGGCCTGTGCGATCACAGGGGCGCTTTGAGCCAGGACGCAGCCCGCAGATCCTGGGCGCTAGGATCCAGGCTGAATACTTCTACATCGAGTTGCAGGACTTCACGGTGAGTCAGCACTGGGCATTCGAGAGTGGCAACATGCGACTTGCTAGAGCGGGGAGGCGGCGCTGATGGTACAGAAGCCTAATCAGACGCAGCACCTCGGCGTCACAGGCCGTGCCCGTCGCAGCCCGATGCTTCAACAGCACAAGTCCGGTGGCGATCCTCGCGCTGGTAGGGATGCTGGTGCGGCCAAGCGTGGCGACGACTACGAACTGCCGCTGGTGGTGGCACAGGTAGGCGACCGTCGCAAGGTGACGCTAAAGACGACTGGCAGCGTCAACAGCGATGGTGAGCTTGTGATGCAGGAGAATTCCTACCTTGCCGTGGCGATGTTTGAGTACGTCACTTCGAGCACCGGCTGGGACTCAACGGGCTCGGGGCTTGTGGAGTTTTGCGATGACCCGCTGCTGACAGCAGGACAGTATCGCATCCCCGTAGAGTTGGATCGGTACGACGAGGTTCGCTTCTCGATGTATGTCGCGGTAAACCCTGTAGCACTGGGTACGGGCACGCTTCAACTCCGGTACTCAACGAGCAACTCGGGCGGAACGCTGAGCGACATTGACACGGACGGCACGCCCTTCAATATCAACGTCTCCGACAGCTTTTTGGACACAGGCTGGCAACCCCTAGTCGGTGGTGCGCGGGTCCCGGTGGCTTACATCACCGTCGAGCAGAACTTCTCGATTAGCCCATCGGTTTCTGGCCGCATCACCCGCGTCACAGCAGAATTCAGGGCTAAGCCCGCAGTATAGG